AATGTATTGTAGAGACTCTACAAGTTTTACAAATAAAACAATACTAAATGGGTACGTCAAAACAGGAGGCGTATGGAAAGAGTTTTATAACATCTTTGAAACCACTTCTTTTCAAACTTTTACTGACACAACACAAATTTTAACAACAAGAGTACCAGCTTTAGCTAATAAAATACACATACAAAAAGCAGTCGCTGGTGGCGGCGGTGGAGGTGGTGGTTTAGACTATGATCAAGCTGGCTTCGAAGATGGTGGCGGTGGAGGTGCGTCTGGTGCGTTTATATCGGATATGGTTTTTACAGTTACAGGTGGTGAAATATTGAGTTTTGAAATAGGTGCTGGAGGCACAGGCGGTAACGGTGTAGGTGAACCGCCAACTAACACACAGGGCACAACAGGTGGTGCTACAACTTTATCTGGTGCAACAACAGGGCCTATATTTACTTTAAATGGTGGATCTGGCGCTGTATCTACAGGTGGTAGAGTATCAGCTCCTGCTTCAGTAGCAGGTGTTGGTGGCACAAGAACAGGTTTTGCAACGCCAGTTTCTACTGGAACAACCACCGATGGTCTTAATATTACTACTTTTACAAGTGGTCCTCGTGGCACGTTTAACCAACAAGGTGATGGAACAAACGGAACAAACGGTGTACGATATAGTGGTGATAATGCCAATGGTGTTGGATCGCCAGGTGGTGCATCTTTTGTTAATTTAGCAGGAACTGCTGGCGCAGGAGGTGATGCAGGTAACGGTGGCGCTCCTGAGTCTGGACAGTTTGGTAAAGCTGGCTCCCAAGGTGGAGGCGGTGGTGGTGGAGGAACCGAGCAAGGCGCTCCTGGTGGTTCAGGTGGCGATGGTTTGGTAGAATTTAGATTTTTGAGAATATAATGCCATTAAATAAATTACAATTTAGACCAGGTATAGATAAACAGAACACTGAATACGGTGCAGAAGGTCGTTGGATAGATTCTGATAATGTAAGATTTCACTATGGTTTACCGCAAAAAGTAGGTGGTTGGCAGAAACTTGTCGACGATACACTTATAGGGGTTGCAAGAGACATTCATGCATGGACTGATTTAAGTGGCGTAAGATACACGGCTCTCGGAACAGATAGAAAATTTTATATATACACAGAGGGTACAATTGGCGACGTAACTCCAATAAGAAAAACAACGAGCAGTATATCTAATCCGTTTACAACAAATGGAACTAATAATGTTACTGTAACCGATACTGGACATAATGCTTCTGTGGGTGATTTTGTAGTTTTTGATTCCTTTTCTGCAATAGATGGGCTTGATATGAATGCAGAGTTTGAGATTACATCTATCACTAACTCCAATAGTTATGTTGTAACACAGACTAGTAATGCTTCTGGATCAACATCTGGAGGTGGCGGCACTGGTAATATAAATTATCAAATAAGTATCGGAACTGATGCATCTGTCTACGGTTACGGATGGGGTGTAGGCACATGGAATAACGGCACTTGGAATACACCTAGATCAACATCTACAGTCACGCTAGATGGTAGAAACTGGAGTTTTGATAACTTTGGTGAAGATTTAATAGCTACAGTTCATAAGGGTGGCACTTTTAGATGGGATACATCTGCAGGATTAAACACGAGGGCGACTGTAATATCACAAGCACCTACGACTTCTAGATTTAATCTCGTATCAATGCCTGACAGACATGTGTTTTTATTTGGCACAGAGACCACAATAGGAGATGCCAATACAAGAGATGATTTATTTTTACGTTTCTCATCACAAGAGGATTTTACAACATGGACACCAACAGCAACTAATACTTCTGGTTCTTTTAGAATACAGGATGGCTCTAAAATAGTAGCTGCAGTTAGATCTAGAAACGCCGTATTGGTGTGGACAGACAATTCTTTACATGCTTTGCAGTTTGTAGGCGCTCCCTTCACATTTTCATTAGTAGAGCTAGGCGCCAATTGTGGTGCTGTTGGTGTGCACTCAGCCGTAGACATTAATGGTGTAGCTTATTGGATGTCACAGAATTCATTTTATTTGTATGATGGTACAGTAAAAAAATTACCTTGTAGTGTACAAGATTATGTATTTGAAGATTTTAGTATTGCTAATTATCCTGAAACATATGCAGGTATCAACTCTGAATTTAACGAGATTACATGGTTTTACCCTTCTGCAGCCTCTACACAGATAGATAGAGCAGTTACGTATAACTATCTAGAGAAATCATGGCATACATCTAATTTAGCTAGAACTTCTTGGTCTGACTATGGTGTGTATCAACAACCTTACGCAACAAAATATTTTCCTAATGATACCGCTACAACACCAACCGTAAAAGGTTTGACAGCGGGTGCATCTACTTTTTATGAACATGAAGTAGGTTTTGATGATGACGGTACAGCTATGACAGCTTTCATAACATCTGGTGATTTTGACATACAAGACGGTCAACAAATGCTTTCTGTAAGCAGGGGCATACCAGATTTTAAGGACCAGGTTGGAGATGCCACAATAAAATTAGGTTTTAAATCTTTTCCTTCTAGCACAGCAAACGAGATATCAAGAATTGTAAATACAAACACGACAAAGTTTGATTTGCGTGGTAGAGGTAGACAAGCAAATGTCGATATAAGAAGCACTGATGTGGGTGCTAATTGGCGTTATGGTACGTTAAGACTAGATGTAAAACCAGATGGAGGTAGATAATGGCAAAGATTGCAACAACTAGATTACCTGATTCAACACCAGAATATGAGCCATCACAATTTGATGCACTTATTCGTGTGCTAGAGCAGATAACACAACAATTAAATTTTGGATTTCAACAGGATATAAAAGACGAGTCTACAGCAAGGAGTTTTTTTCTTGGCGGATAGTTTTAAAAGTTTTTCTAAGACAGCAACAGGGTCAAATACAGCGGTTTATACTGTTCCTACAGCTGATTCTGGTGCAGTTCCGCCAGTTTTACCTACGACAGCTATTGTAAAAAGCATCAGATTGTCTAATCAAACAGGTGGTGCTGTAACAACAACTGTAGCTATATTGGACTATGACGCAAGCTCACCATTAGAAATAGAATTGTACAAAGATAGTTTAGCGGATGGTGCAGAGTCAGAGGTTCTTACACACCCTGTTGTTTTAGAGCAACAAGATGCTGTTAAAATACTTGGAAATGGTGTAAAAATATTAGTTAGTTTAATGGAGATTACGTAATGTCTGATGAAAACATAGGTAAAAAAGTACAAGACGCTGAACAAATAGGCACAGAAAAAGTAGGTGATAAAGAAATACCTATCTTAAAACCTGAAGTTTACGTAAAAATTTACTGTTCTAATTGCAACGCTGAAGTTGATGATGAGGAGAAGGCTACTGGCAATTGTAACGACTGTGGTAAACCTTGGGCCGAATCAAAGGCCAAAGATGTTACCATACGTGTCGTTAAAATGCCTGAAGTGTTTGGTGACGGCGGAGAGCTCTAACGATTCTCACACTCGCACGTTTCACAGCGATGTTTTTCTGAATCGCTTAGGTGTCTTTCTAAATCTCTTTCTGCTGCTAATAATCTCTCATGATATCTGCTCACCTTATCAGCAAGGTTAGCAATAGCTTTTAAATAGTCTTGTTCGCTCATATTTACTCCTGTGATTGTTAATTTTGGTGAGAACCTAATGTAAACATGTTTTGTATGAAATCAACAGAACTTTTTAAAATTGTTTTCTTGACAACTACGTTGTCTCTGAATAAGCGACCTGCAAATACTCTATCTTTGTTACCCAACCACGTGGTATTGCAATTGATCCGCCACCATGATTATCATCTTTATCTGTGCACCATGAACGCATGACGACTATTTTTTCTTTATTATTAATAACCATCCAGCCAACTTCTTGACACTTGGCCAACGGAGCATTAAGTATGTCTTTAATAGGCAGCCAGCCTGTTTCTGTATCACGGGCGTCTAACCACGTCACACGGACCATAGGCACCTTTGTAATATCAAAGCTCATTTATGTTGCATGATACTAGAAATTTGCCTATAATCATACGATTAAATAGGCTAATTCTCAAGGCCAGCCTCCTTGCCATAAAACAAGTCATGAATTGCTAGGAGTACATGTTAAAAAACTTTTTTAGAAGCGTAAGAAAAGTCGCAAAAAATATAGCCCCAATAGCTGCACCTATTGCAGGATTTTATTTTGGAGCTCCTGTTGGAGCAGGAATTGGCGCTTTATTAGGTCAGTATGGGGGCAGAGATGCGGCTTTAAGAGCAGCGGCTCTTGGTGGTATTGGCGGTCTTGCTGGTCCAAAAGGCATGGATATTTTTGGAAAGGGTGGATTGTTCAGTGGGGGCTCAACAAAAGCCTCACCTCAATTTATGAAAGCATCTCAATCAGGAAACATGGAAGCACTAAGACAGACAATAAGGTCTGAACCTGTTAAGAGAAGATTATTTAACCCTCTTACTTTTGCAGGTATTGGCTCAACCTTATTAGCTGCTCTAAACAAAGAAGAAGATTCTGGTATAAGTCTTCCTCCTATACCTAAACCAGGTAGTCAAGGTCAGATTGGTGATCTAGATACAACACCAATAGAGTATCTTGGTAATGAAGATAGTTTCTTTACTCCAAGTAAAATGTCTTACACAGCTCAAGCGTATGCAGACGGAGGTATAGTAGCTTTAAAAAAAGGAGGGACTGTTGACGATTATGGTGGTATAGGTGCATTTGATAGAAAAAACGGTGAGATAGCAGGTCCAGGAACAATGACATCTGATGATATTCCTGCTATGTTAAGTGATGGAGAATTTGTGACTAAAGCTATAAGTGTATTAGGCGCTGGTGTTAAACATGGTGGAGCAAAAACAAAAGAAGAAGCTAGAAAAAAAGGTGCAGAATTTTTTTATAAACAACAAAAAGAATTGGAACCGTTTGGTAAGAAGGTAGTGTAATGGTAGAAACAGTAGAACAAATTGTAAGGCAACCCGAGTTTGTAGAGAAAAGATCAGAGCAACTTTTAGCATCTGTTTTTGGTGATCCAACTGCAGTTAAACAAGCAGGTGAAACAGATCAACAGTTTGCCTTAAGACGTTTTGGTATTTCAGGAGTTCAACAACCAATACCTGGTCAACAGGTTGCAGGTTTTACCCAAGATCAACTTGCAGGCATGGATGCTTTACGTGGAGGGATTGGTGCATTTCAAGATTTTGTTGATTTGGGAGAAGCTGCTGCCAAAGATGCAGCTACAACTACGGGTGCAGCAGGCACAACACTGGCTGGGGCTCAACAAGCTTTCGACCCTTCAACACAAATTGATCCATTCATGAACGAGTATAATCAATTTGTAACTGAAGAAATTAGAAAACAAGGTGACATAGCAAGAAATAGATTACGTGGACAAGCAACACAAATGGGTGCTTTCGGAGGATCTAGAGCAGCTATACAAGAAGCTGAGCTAGATAAAGGTATAGCTAGTCAAATAGGATTAGCTCAACAAAGAGGTTTTGATACAGCTTTAAAAGCTGCGATGGGTGCACAAGAAGCACAACAAAGAAGACAACTCGCTGCTGGTCAGCAGTTAGGTAATTTAGCTAGAACACAAGGACAGTTAGGTGCAGTCTTCGGCGGGCTTGGTCAATTACAACAAGGATTAGGTCTTAGAGATGCACAAGCTCAATTAGGTATTGGTGGCTTACAGCAGCAATTACAACAAGCTGGACTTGATGTGGCTAGAAGAAATCAACTAGAGGCACAAAGAGAACCGTTTAGAAGAGTTCAATTTGCTAGTGATATTTTACGTGGCGTACCAAGTGGATCACAAACATTCAAAGAAGTGCCTAGTGGCAATCCTCTTACTGAATATCTAGGACTTGGTATAGCTGGACTATCTGGATTAAGTGCATTTGGTGATGCGTTTCCAAACAATCCTCTATCTCAATTCTTAGGTGGTAAGTAGTGGCTGAATTTGACGATTTTTTACAAAACACTGTAGACGCTCTTAAAAGGGAAAAAGAAGCAGAAAACGCAGGTATAGCGGCTGGTTACAATTTGCCTACATCAGGACAAATTTATGCACCAAATTTAGAAGACAGCCCACAAACAGCAGGTATTAATGCAATAAGAGATGAAGAGGCTAAAAAAACACAGGGTACAAATTTCAATAATGCTAATCCTATAGGAGCAGATGCAGATGAATTTTTTGCAAACAATCCTGAATTAGCTAATAAGGTTTATATACCACCATCAAATAGTGGTTATGGTTTTGCTCAAGCAGCACTAGATCAAAAAGCTTTAGGCGGTGAAGCATCTTTGTCATATGCAAACACAAATACAGGACAAGAAGTAAGAAAAGAACAACAGAAAAGATTAAAATCATATCAAGATCAATTTATTGCTGATGCTGATGCAAGATATAAAAGCAGAATAAATGCACTAGACAATGAGTCAAAAGAATTAGCTAAACTTTATGAGCCAGATGACATGTCATTTGAAAGAAAAATGGCACTTGCTCAATTTGGTTTAGCTCTTGCTTCAGGTAAATCATACAAAGGTAGAGCGTTACCTATAGTTGCAGAAGCAGGACAAGGACTTGTAGACAATCTTGTAAAGATAAACAGCGTTGTAAAGCAAAATCAAAAAGAGAAAAAAGCTTTTGAAATACAAAACAAAATAAGAATAGAAAATGCTAGAGTGGACGCAGCTACGCAAAGAGATGCAGAGGTGCAGAAAGTTAATTGGGATGTTCTTACTAAAGGTTTAGAAAGCGATGAGTTTGCAGCGCAGTTAAGTGCAGATGCGGTCAAAGAAAATAGAACAATATATAACAACTTTGTTAACTCTTACACTAACAAAAGTTTTGACTTGATTACAGATTTAGCAAAAAAACAATTTCCAGATCCAGATATGAAAACTGTAATATATTTTGATAAAATGACAGGAGCAGAGCATCCACCCGTTCCTGGTATACAAGATAAAACATCAGGTAAGACATACGTATTAGCTAATCCTAAATACGGTGCAGCTCATGAAAGATTATTTAACAATCAGTTATTTGTTGATGTTACTGAATATGCAATGTCTGACAAACCTTTAATAGTATCTGAAGGTGGTCAACTACCAGGTTCAGAAAAATTAGGCGTGAAGGATTTAGATGGTTATGCAGATTTTATAAGTCAATTAAATCAATATGCCGCAAATCTAGAGGGTCTTTCAGAAGTTAGAAAAGCTTTAAGCGATTTTCCAGGCAGAGCAGGTATACCTGGTCAATTTAAAGATTTTGCACAAAATTTGTTTAGACAAGCAGATGTTGGTTGGATGATGTTTACAGGTAGATTTGGAGATAAAAATCCAAACTCACCTAATTTTGAACCTGCAAGCAGTCAGGGTGAAAGATTTTACATCGATCAATTTTTAGATGATAAATTTAACATAGTAGAGGGTGTTAACGAAGCTGGTCAAACAGTTAGTGCCAGCATACTAGATGATGCACAAAGAAAAGCTTTACAGGAAGCTGTTAATGCAGGTCAGGTGGTTATTGAAGATGATTATCAAAGATACATAGCAGCTAAAGAAAATGGTCAAAAAACTGTTGAGTTAGGCGATGGTGATTCTATCTCAATGGAGGACATGGATACAATCTTTGGATCAAAAGATTTTTATGATCCTCAATTAGATAAAAACAAAGTTCGTACACAATCTTTAATCTATGCCTTAGCTAGAGCACGTAAAGCTTCAGGTAGATTAAACAAAGACGATATTGAAAGAGCATCTTTATCTTTAAATATTTACGGTAAATCAGATTTAGGTATTCAAGCATCACTTGGTGTTGTACAAGTAGAGCTACAAACAGCTTTAGAAGATACAATGTTTAATTTAAAAAGAGTTACAACTGACCCAGATAATAATCAAAGCAGATTTTTTACTTCTTATATTTCAGATTGGATTGAAAGAGGATATTACGTTCCTGACATCTATCAAGATTTTATAGAGCAAAACGATAAAATACCTCAATATATAAAAGATAAAGCAAGGTATAGAAACAGAAGAAATGATGATATTATGATGTTAGGTCAAGGTTCAACATATGATCCTGGTTATTCTGTATCTGGCACAGTATCAGGGACAGGAGGTTAAATGGCTGAAGTTACCTTTACGCTAGATCCTAAATTTACACAAGGACTTGGTTTTTCAGAGCCTTTTTCTTTTCAGGTAGAAGATAAAGTTAAAAGACCAGATGGTTCGATTGCTGATATAAAAACATCTGCCTTTCCTAGAACACCAGAAGAAAATGCAATGTTACTTCGTGAGATATTTAATCAAGGACAACGTATGCAACAAAATACAGGAGTATTTCCTGATGCTGCAATGGATTTCTTAGCTCAGCATTCAGCTGGTAGTCAAGGTGGTAATTTTAGATCAGAAGTGCAAAACGTTTTAGAAACAACTCAACGTATGCAGGATGATCCGATAGGTATGAACCTTGCTTTAAAAAAATATCAAGCGCAACAAGAAGATTATAAAACGCCTTTTATGCAAAGACAGGAACAATTCTTTGAAGGTGCACCTACAGGATTAAAAACAATTACAGCTGGAGCAGCTTTAGTACCTAATTTAGCTTATTCCGTAGCCGTGGAGCCTTGGGTTGCAGGTGATCCAGACAGTAATTTACCACAAAGTGCTGATGATATCATTGAGGATGCTATCATATTTGCCAAAAGAAGACTGCCAACTGATTTACAAACTCAAGGAAGATTAGGAACAATCATAGCTGCAGATCTAGGTTTACTTTTGGCTTTGAAAAAAGCAAAAATACCTGAGTCTCAAATACCAACACATAAAAACTTTTTAATGTCTAAAGTAATGGAAGGGCTAAACAAAGTAAGAACTGGAGCTGGTGTGTCTGCTACTGTTGGTGGTGTAAGTGGAGCGGCAAGTCTTGGTTTCGATCTAACATATAACTGGTTTAACAGAATGTATCGTGATGCTTATCCAATTAAATTTAGAGTAGATGAAGATGGCAATCCAATACTAGATGAAAAAGGTGAGAAAATACCTGAACAACCGCCGATAACAGAAGACATGCTTGCGGCTTTAAATCAAGCTAAGTTTGAGGCTTTGTTTTCTGGTGGTGCCGCAGCTGGTATACAAGCAGGTGGTTTTTTATGGAGAAACTTTTTAAGTAAATCAACTGGTATTAGCTCAAAAGATTTGACGCAAAAAGAATTAGCTAAACTAGCAGCGCAATACAATATACCTTTATCAATTGCAGCAGCAACAGACAGCCAATTAGTAAAAGACTATTTTAACGTAATTGGTGTATTTCCTTTCTTAGGTGGTCCAGGTAGAACATCTCAAGATGCAGCAAAACAAGCTTTGTATCGTGAATTGGAGGACGTATTTACAACTTTATCACCTTTTAGAACTGTTACAGAAACAATTCCTAATTTAAGTGAAGAGGCATACAAATCCTTTAAACAAAACTTTGAAAACTTTGATGGCATGAAAGCCGTGCTTTACTCAGCGTACGATGACATTGCAGATGAAATTACAGAACCTTTTATACCTACTACAAGAATTAGACAGTATTTTGGAAACATTGCAGTAAGAGACCCAGCAAACATCGCTGCTAATAATACAGATTATAATTTAAGATATTTTAATAATTTAACGGAATTATTACAAGATGTATCAGGTGGACCTGTCGGTGAAAACAAAGTTAGACTGCTAACACAACTAGCAAACATGCCTGAATATTTAACTGCAAATGAGTTTAGGCAATTTCAGGTAGATATTAATGATGCAATAAAAAGATTAAATCCAAATACGGGTGGCGTAACGCAAAGTGCTAATGACTCAATAAGCAAGATGCTTACCACTGGTTCTAAGTTGATAAGACAAGACATGGACGACATGAACAATTGGAAGCAAATGAGTGGTGACAATCAAATAAAAGCAGAGATAGCAAAAGAAAGATTAGAATATGCTAATAACTTTTTCTTTGCAAACAAAGATGATTTTGCTTCATACTTTAAAGGTATTGAGGGAACTACAAGAGTTGGTAAACTTATGGAGACACGAGTTAATCAACGTTTCTTCCAACCAGGATCTCCAGCAGCACCTGGTGAATTTCAAATAGATCAATTGTTTGATTTTATTATGGATACTGGTGTCATTCAAACTAGTCTACGTGCACAAGATCAATTGTATAGACAAATGGGTCCTGAAGCTTTTGCAGCCTTAACTAGAGGTTGGATGGACAAACAGGTTGGTAAGAATATTAAAACTTACAAAGTTCCTGTACGACAAATACAAGGTGGTAAATTAGATGAAGCTACTGGTGAACCAATACAGTCATTAGAATTAAGACCAGTAAAGGGCACAGGTGTTTCAGCATTTGTTCCTATTTTAGACGTTGAAGGATTAAGAAGATCTTTTGGTTTAGTTAAAGATGTGCCAAGTTTAGGTGGTATTGAAGCACGGTCCACGGCTCAAGCAATGGAGCATATGTTTGGTTTACTTGGCCCAGAAGGAAAAAACGCTTACAAAAAACTTGATGATTTATTAACACTTGCTGAAAGAGTGCAAAGCTTTGATGTGTCTGACGTATCAAGATTTGTACAACGTCGTGGTGTCCTTGGTGGTGCTCGAGCAGCAGCTGGTGCTTTTACTGCAGGTATGGGTGTTTCTAATCCGTTAGGTGCTTTAGGTACAATTCTTGTAGGTAGAGGTATTACACAATACCTAACAAGCCCAAAGGCTTATCAAAACATCATGAAAGGTTTAGACGATAGTTTATCACCTGCTGTAAGAAGAAATGCTTTACTTGAAGTTGTAAGAATTATTGATGGTGAAATAGGATTTGATGCGAGCGAAGGAGAAGTAAGACCTTCACCTATCACCGTTGAAGCTGGTAAAACTTTACTTATAAGAGAAGAACCAGGTTCAGAAAAAGCTAGAAAAAAAGCAAAGAAACAAGTTTTAGGTATTGAAGAATTTTATGGTAAAAAATTAGATGCACTATCTATTCCAGAGGTTATTGATTACTTTGTACAAAAACCAAGCTCCACGTCCCAATATGCGACAACTGTAGAGTTAGGTGTAGATCCAAGTAGTGGTGAAGTGGTGCCTATTAGAACAACAACTGGTGACTCTAATAATCCATTTGACAATCAAATGGTAAAATTAGCAAGTATGAATCCAGCAGAGAAATTTGCAAAAGATATTTTAGGTGATGAACAAGGTGCACAAGTTGCGCAGTTTGCAAAAGATAAAGCAGCT